GTACTGGCTATGACCTGCGCACTGCCCGTCGTAGTTTGAACATTATGTTTGCAGACTGGGCCAATCGCGGCATCAATATGTGGACGATGGAGCAGGGTGAGATCACTCTTGTTCAAGGCCAGAATACGTACGCTTTGCCAGACAGTACAGTTGATTTAATTGAGCACGTTATACGTACGCAGCCTAATGCAGCTAATACACAGGCCGACTTAACAATCACGCGTATTAGTGTTTCTACGTATGCTACGATCCCTAACAAGATTCAACAAGCCAGACCAATTCAAGTCTGGATTCAACGGTACAACGGTCAAAACTCTCCTATTTCTGCAACGCTTACAACGACGATTACGTCCACCAGCACATCAGTTGTGTTAAACGATGTAAGGGGTCTTCCAGCAACTGGCTTCATTAAGATTGATGACGAGATCATCAATTACAGCTACATCACACAGAACACAAACGCTAACTCTGGCACGTTGTTTAACTGCTCTCGTGGCCAGCAAGAGACTATTGCTGTAGGACATACCGCTGCGGCTACCGTGTATTGGGCGCAGGTTCCGGCTATTACAGTTTGGCCAACTCCTGATGGGTCACAGCAATACACGTTTGTTTACTGGCGCTTACGCCGCACGCAAGACGCGGGTGGTGGTGTGAACGTAATGGACGTGCCGTTTAGATTTATCCCCTGCTTGGCCGCTGGCCTTGCATACTATTTGGCGTTAAAGATTGCCGGTGGCGCGGAGCGCTTACCCGTATTAAAACAGCAGTATGACGAAGCTTGGGAGTTGGCCGCAACAGAAGACCGAGAGAAAGCGGCTATTCGCTTCGTACCTCGACAGCAGTTTATTGGCGGAGGCACCTAATGGGTAATCGGTTTGCTTCTGCGAAGAACAGTATTGCCATGTGCGATAGGTGTGGCTTCCAGTACAAATTGACGGCGTTAAAAAAAGAGATTCAAAAGACCAAGATATACAACCTGCTTGTGTGCCCTCAGTGTTGGGATCCCGATCAGCCTCAGTTGCAGTTGGGTATGTACCCAGTTGATGACCCGCAAGCTGTGCGTAATCCTCGTAATGATTCAACCTACTATACGGCGGGCGCAAATACTGCGGGTAATCCGACTGGCGGTTCACGGGACATTCAGTGGGGTTGGAACCCCGTTGGTGGGTCTAGTAATTTTGATGTCGCTCTGACACCAAACTACTTGGTGGCAACGGCATTTGTTGGTACAGTAACGGTATCTTAAGGAGCTTAAAATGGGATTTAAAAAAGCAGCAGACGGCATTGCTAGAAAAGGCAAGACCGAAGGAACAAATCTAGGCGATAGTGGCCCCACATCAGCCGCTCTAAAAGGCGGTAAGGGTGGCAAAGGCGGCAAAACTGATGCGGACATGTTGTCTATGGGACGTAATCTGGCAAAAATTGCCAACCAGAAACGAGGTTAATCATGGCTAAATTCAGCAAAAAAGTTATGGGTAAAGAAGTTGGCGACGCCGCTACTTATGCTGCACCGCACAAAATGAATGGCAAAGCTCTGGTAATGTCGGAGAACCCCGGCAAGGACTCTAGCATTAGTAGCCTTAACACTATGAAAATGAGCGTTGGTGTCATTAACAATGGTGAGAACCCAACTAAGACATCCGGTATTGTCACCCGTGGTAATGGCGCGGCTACCAAAGGCATTACAGCCAGAGGCCCGATGGCATGAATTACACGCAACTCAGCAACGCTATTCAGGCGTACACGGAGAACACGGAAGCAGATTTCGTGGCTAATATTCCCGTGTTCGTTCAGCAAGCTGAAGAGCGTATATTTAACTCGGTACAGTTCCCGTCTTTGCGCAGTAATGTGACAGGCGCAACCACAACAAACAACAAGTACTTACAGTGCCCCACGGATTTCTTGGCGGTGTATTCTTTAGCTATTATTAAAGCGGATGGTACGTATGAATATCTGTTAAATAAAGACGTTAACTTTATCCGCCAAGCGTATCCATTACCAACAGATACCGACACCCCAAAGTACTATGCTTTGTTTGGCCCACGTTCAGACAATCCGGCTGAGCTAACTTTTATTCTTGGCCCAACACCAGACGCCGCATACGGGGCGGAGTTGCACTATTTCTTTTACCCCCCTTCAATTGTGCAAAGCCCTGTGGCTACGCTAGGGACTATTACGGGCGGTAGCGCATACACAGCCGGTACATACTTTGATGTGCCTTTGACTGGCGGATCTGGAAGTGGCGCATTAGCCACAATAACTGTTGCTGGCGGTGCAGTAACAGCCGTAACTATTACAGATGGTGGTTTGCAATATGGAGTCGCGAATACGCTGTCGGCTGCTGCAACCAATATTGGCGGGACAGGTTCTGGTTTTTCCGTTCCTGTTGCTTCTGTAACTAACTCAGGCGGTACGTCTTGGCTGGGTGATAATTTTGATCCCGTGCTTTTGTACGCATCGTTGGTTGAGGCTTATACATACATGAAGGGTGAGACTGACATGATGGCGCTATACAACGGCAAATATCAAGAAGCTCTTGCCTTAGCTAAACGTTTGGGCGATGGCATGGAGCGTCAAGACGCTTATCGCTCTGGTCAATATAGACAGGCGGTGACCTAATGGCTATTGTCCAAACCCAGACCACATCGTTTAAAGCAGAGCTTTATCAAGGCATACATGACTTGACTACAGACGTCATTAAAATTGCTTTGTACACGGCTTCTGCTAATCTAAACGAGACAACAACTGTGTATTCCGTGAGCACACCCGGGCAAATTGCTAATACAGGTACTTATGTTGCGGGCGGGGCACAGTTAACACCCATCACGGTATCGTCTTCTGGGTACACAGCCTATGTGGGCTTCCCAAACATCTCGTGGACTGGGGCTATCACGGCTCGATGCGCGTTGATCTATAACTCCAGTCAGGGTAACAAATCCATAGCTGTTTTGGACTTTGGGTCTGACAAAACATCAGCCGTTACATTTACAATCACAATGCCCGCAAACACCGCTACGGCGGCTCTCATTCGTAGTTCTAATTAAGGAGTCAATATGACTATTGAAAAAATTTTAGCCACAGATAACTGCGAAGCATCTTGCAGCTACAACACCAAGCCCGAAGATATTATGACAATCCACGGCACTTACCATGCCGTTTGCTATGATAAAGATGGCAATGTAAAGTGGGAAGAGGACATTAAGAACTTGGTCACAACTGTGGGCAAGAATTTGACGCTGGACACCATCCTTGGTAACTCAGCCGCTGGCGCAGTGGTTATGGGTCTTAAAGGCACCGGCACAGCCGTGGTTGCCGACACACAGGCATCACACGCATCTTGGTTGGAAGTTGGTCTGGCCAACGCCCCCACATACTCTGGCACCCGCAAAACCCCAGTATTCAGTGCTGCTGCGGCAGGCGTTAAGGCAACATCGTCTGCGGCCACTTTCTCAATTACATCTACAGGCACTGTGTTTGGTTGTTTTATTAACATTGGTGGCAGTGCTACGATTGACAACACCACAGGCACGTTGTTCTCTGCTGGTGATTTTTCTAGTTCTAAGTCTGTTGTAAACAGTGATTCAATTGCTGTGTCGTACTCCGCTACATTGACCTAATCATGGCCGTCGGATGGGGCGTAGATACTTGGGGTTCTAACGCTTGGGGCGGGGGTGAAACCTTTGCTGATAGCGTTACAGACACTGCCGCCTTATCTGACAGTCAATCGGTGTCTCAGACGTTTGCAACGTCTATTGCTGAGTCTGTAGCAATTACAGAAACCCAGACGGGTGGGGCAATATTTCAGGTTGCTGTTGCTGAGAATTTGGCGGCACAAACGGCATGGGGCGATGGGGCTTGGGGGGACGCTGCGTGGGGTGGGTATAACACCATTACGGAGTCGCAGTCAGTTGTATTGACAATGAACGTGGTGGTAAACGAGACAGTAGCATTTACGCAAGACCAAACCGCGCAAACATCGTACAACGAAGCGGTAGCAGACACGGCGGGGATTACGGAAGTACAGACAGTTGCGGCAACGTTTGCTCTGTCTGTGAGTGACAGTGTTGGAATTACAGAAGATCAGACGGTTATTGCTACGTTTGCGCTCAGTGTTGCTGAGTCAATGGCTACCAGCACACAAGAGGCCGTAGGTACAGCGTTTAACGACGCGGTGAATGAGAGTGTTACAACGGCTACGTCCGAGTCTGCGGCAACCACGTATACAGGACTAAGCGTAGCGGAAACGGCAGCTCTAACGGCTACACAAGAGGCGGCGGTTGCATTTGTTGCGAATCTTATTGAGACGGCCACAATAGCGGCTCAGGAATTAGCGGTAACGGCGTACAACGTAAGCAGGGCGGAATCGGCGGTTATCACTGAAACTCAAATAGGTCTAAATTTCTGGGAAGTAATAGATGACACACAGACCGCAAACTGGCAAAATATTGGTAACACGCAAACAGCGGCTTGGACTGCGGTTGCAACGAACTAGGAGCATTTAAATGGCAGCAACAACGACTCTATTGGGCTTAGTCACCCCCACACAGGGTACGCTCTCTGGCACATGGGGCGACACAGTCAACTACGGTATTACTGATTACGTGGATATTGCCATTGCGGGCACGTTATCTTTTGCAGGTGATGGCGCTATTACTCTGGCTAATACGTTGGGTAGCTCGTCAGGAAACGCAATAACTTCCACCACAGCCCAGTACATGGTGATCCGCATTACCGGCACACAAACTGTTACCAAGGTCATTACAGGCCCCAGCTATAGCAAGCTGTACATGGTGGATCACGCAGGCGCTACCAGCGCGGTAACTTTTAAAGCTGCTGGCCAGACAGGTGTGTCTATTGCTGTTGGCGAAAAAGCTTTTGTTTACTACAACGGTACAGACTACGTCAAAGTTTCAACAAGCGTAATATCCACAGGCACCGTGACAAGCGTAGCGGTATCCGGAGGTACTACAGGTTTGACCACATCTGGTGGCCCAATCACCACATCTGGAACAGTTACGCTTGCGGGTACACTAGCTATTACAAACGGCGGTACGGGTCAAACAACGGCAGCAGCCGCACTGAGCGCGTTAGGTGGTGTTACAACAGGTAAATCCATCGCCATGGCGATGATCTTTGGTTTTTAAGGAAATATTATGGCAACTCAAAATATTGTCGCAGTCACAGCAATCGTTGGCAACACTCTGTCGGCGGCTGTCTTAACGACTGCAACCCAACTTGCTTCAAACGCGGCATCAAGTGGCAAGGTCTTTAAGATCAACTCCATTGTCATTGCCAACATTGATGGCACATCTGCGGCTGATGTCACAGTTAATATTTATTCTGCGGCTGCTTTGGGCGGTACAGGTTCGGCTATTGCGTCAACCATCTCTGTCCCCGCAGATGCTTCATTGATTGTGACTGACAAAACCACAGCGTTTTACTTGTTGGAAGACAGGTCTATCGGTGCGCTTGCTAGTGCGGCTGGTGACTTGGTTGCCACAATTAGCTTTGAAGAAATCACAGCACCCCCTCCATAAGGACTCACCATGTCCATGCGATACCCAGCGGGGTTTATCTCCGCATTTTATGACCCGCTAAAGAATCCTGATGCGCCTACCATTGGTACGGCTACGGAAGGTAATGCTTCTGCATCTGTAACTTTTACTGCACCCGCCAATGTTGGTGGTTCTGCTATTACTTCATATACAGTTGTTTCTTCTCCAAGCGGTATCACTGGTACGGGAGCATCTTCTCCTATTACTGTAAGCGGTTTATCAAATGGCACAGCCTACACATTTAAAGTGTTTGCAACTAACAGCTATGGGCCTAGTGCTTTAAGTGCGGCTAGTAATAGTGTGACTCCAGTAGCACCACCTTCAGTAATTGGTCAAGCCTACGGGGGTGGGTACTACGCAGGACAAATTGGAGTTTCTAGTGTTGCAACACATTATTTAATTGTTGGCCCTGCGGCATCTGCTCAAAATATAAGCATAAAGTGGAAAAATGCCGCCACAGATACTCCCGGCGCAGCTAGTGTCATTGACGGCCCTCAAAATACTGCTGACATGGTAGCTGATGGTAATGCAACTGTTTACCCTGCGGCTCACTTTTGCAATAATTTAGTTACTGGCGGTCAAACAGACTGGTATATGCCAGCTAAAAATGAACTTGAAGTTTGTTACTACAATTTAAAGCCGGGAACATCAGGCAATGATGCAGGCGATGGCATAAATCCAAATGCTGTTCCTGCAAGAGCAAGTGGCTACTCGGGTGGAACTCCAGCTACCAATCCAGCACAAACTTCTGCTGCAGCTTTTCAAACAGGCGGCGCAGAAGCGTTTACAGTGAATTATTATTGGTCTAGTACTGAGTTTTCTTCTGCAAACGGAAATTTACAGGGATTCACTACTGGAGACCAATACCCCGGTGGCTACATTAAAACTGGTGATTTCCATCTTCGTGCCGTCCGCAGAGTTGCAGTCTAAGGAAACATATGCCAAGTTACTCAGGTGTTTTTACTTTACAGGCCCAGATGCAAGCTAAGGCGGCAAGCAATTGGCCTGTATTTATTCCCGCTATTGGCTCGGCTTACGAGGGCGGCTTTTTTGCAGGTCAGATTGGTGTAAACGGAGTTGCTACACACAACTTGGTTGTTGGCCCCCTTGCGTCTGCACAATCTTCATATCCCGGGTTATTATGGAAAAACGCAAACACAGCTACTGCGGGTGCTGACAGTGATATTGACGGCCCACAGAACACAGCAGACATGGTAGCTGACGGCAACTCAACTGTTTACCCAGCGGCTCACTTTTGTAATGATTTGGTAATTGGTGGGTATACCGATTGGTATATGCCAGCTAAAAACGAGCTTGATGTCTGCTATTTTGGTTTAAAACCCGACACAACAGCAAATAATACAGCTGGTACAAACGGAGTAAACCCAAATTCTATTCCAGAAAGAACAACTAATTACACGGCTGGAACACCTGCACAAACCTCTGTTGCGGCTTTTCAAACAGGTGGTGCAGAAGCGTTTACTGCTAGTGGTTACTGGGCCAGTACCGAGTTTTCTGCAACAGAAGCTAGAAGGCCGTACTTCAATAACGGCAGGCAGAACAACAGCAATAAGTCCCAAACAAACCTTGTCCGAGCTGTTCGCAGAGTTCCAGTTTAAATTTTATAAGGAGCATCACAATGTACATTTGCATCACCGAAGTAGACGCAGTAACTAAAATAGTCTGCACATCTGAGCCACAGCGCACAGGCCCATCAATGCCTGCTGTCAAGGGCTATAAACACATTTGGCACGACAGTTCTACATGGCCTGTCAGCACATCATCTGATGGCACATACCTCCGTGCGCCTAGATACTACGGCACTTGCGATGACGATGCCGACACAACTATTGCTGGTGTATTACAAGTATTGACTGAAGCAGAATTCAACGCAGCTAAAGTTGCAGAGCATGAAGCCCGTAAGCCTTACCCATCTTGGATTGGCTACTTGGACACAATGACTTGGGCCGCACCTGTAGCAAGACCTGCTGATGCCGTTATGAATGGTGGTAATGTGCGCTACCAGTGGGATGAGGCCACAGTTAACTGGATTCCACAGGCTACTCCAGAATGAAAGAGTTTTTCTTCATTTCAGGTTTACCAAGGTCAGGCTCAACCCTGCTCTCGGCTATCCTGCGCCAGAACCCTGAGTTCTATGCAGATATTTCATCACCCGTACAAGGCTTGGTGGCATCGACCATCAACGTCATCACGGGAAGTGAGAGCAACCACCTGATAGATGAAGATCGCCGCAAGCAAATACTGAAAGACGTATTTGAGGCTTACTACAAAGCAGTTACACCTAATGTAGTGTTTGACACTAGCAGGGGGTGGACTTCTAAAACATCTTTGCTGAAAGACCTATACCCACAGACAAAGATTGTTTGCTGTGTGCGTGACTTGCCTTGGATACTGGACAGCTTTGAGCGTATTGCGGCTAAGAACTCTTTGTACGGCGCAACCCTGACAGATGACGAAGCACGGCAGACCGTCACCACAAGGTGCGATGCCCTGATGGATGTAAAGAAGGAAGGCCAAGTGGTCAAGCCTTATTACTTCCTAGAAGAAGGTTTACTGTTAAATCCCGACATGATTATGCTGGTAGAGTACGAATCTCTGTGCAAGAAGCCTGAGAGCGTGATGCGGGAACTGTACAACTTCATCAACAAACCGTATTACGACCACGACTTCAAGAATGTTGAGTACGATAACGAAGTGTTTGACAAAGCCTTGAACATGAAGAGCCTGCACACAGTCAGGAAAGAAGTTACGTGGCAAGAACGCCCATCCATACTGCCCAAGTCAGTGTGGGAAAAATACGGTGGTAAAGAGTTCTGGCGCACACCAGCACCAGAGTTTTCAATGAAACAACTTTACAAGGTCAAGGGATGAAACGCATATTGATTATGGGCTTGCCCGGTGCTGGTAAAACCTACCTTGCACAACACGTTCTTGAACACTTGCAAAATGACCGCAAGACAGTCATGTGGCTTAACGCCGATGATGTGCGTAAGAAATACAACGATTGGGATTTCTCCCATGAAGGACGTATTCGCCAGAGCTTGCGTATGCGAGAGTTAGCTGACAGCTACGATGTGGATTATGTGATCTGCGACTTTGTGGCTCCCCTTGTGGAGATGCGTAACAACTTCAAGGCTGACTGGACTGTATGGGTTGATACGATCAATCAAGGTCGGTTTGAGGATACCAACAAGGTATTCGTTGCGCCAGAGCAGTACGACTTTAGGATTACTGAGCAAAAGGCTGAGAAGTGGGGTGAGTTCATTGCCGCGCACATTTTGGACAACCGCCCGCGCCCTGTCTTTGATTGGCAAAAAGAAACTGTTCAGATGCTTGGCAGATGGCAACCTTGGCATGAAGGCCATCGTAAGCTGTTTGAGAGAGCCTTGGCTAAGACTGGTCAGGTAGTCATTCAGATCAGAGATTGTCAAGGTTGGAACGGCTCAAACCCATTTGCGGCTAATCAGGTCAAGGACTTTATCAAGCGTGATTTAGACCCTTTGTATCAAGGTCAGTATGAGATTCAGCTTGTACCTAATGTGGTGAACATTACCTATGGTCGTGATGTGGGCTACAAGATTGAGCAAGAGTCTTTTGACGATGCCACACACGCTATCTCAGCAACCAAGATAAGAAAAGAGATGGGGATGCCATGAGCCAAAAATATCCCGGCGGTTTTATTATGAAGAACCCAACTGCTCCGACAACTTCGGCGGCAAAGGGTGTCTGGACGCTTGACCAAGTAACAGGCTACGTCAAGCAAGGTATCTGGCCTGCAACCCCCGGCGCTCCTACAATTGGTACGGCTACTGCGGGGGCCGGAGGATCGGGTACTGCAACAGTGGCGTTTACAGCGCCATCCAATCTTGGCTCGGGGGCAATTACATATACTGCTACATCAAGCCCCGGAGGTTTAACGGGTACGGGCGCATCGCCTATTACTGTTAGTGGGCTAACTATAGGAACGGCTTACACATTCACAGTTACAGCCGCAACCCCCGGCGGTACGGGGCCAGCTAGTGCGGCAAGTAATTCTGTAACGCCTACGCTACCTGCAATTGGCGCGGCTTTTGGTGGCGGCTTCTTTGCAGGACAGATTGGGGTGTCAAGTGTTGCAACTCACAACTTAATTGTTGGGCCAGCTTCTTCTGGTCAATTTATAGGTGCTTGGAAAACATCAAACACTACAACAGCGGGCACAACTTCTGTAATTGACGGGCCAGCAAACACAGCGGCCATGATTGCGGCTGGTGCGGCGGCACACCCCTGTGGTCAGTTCTGCGATAACGCTGTGATTGGTGGTTTTTCGGATTGGTACATGCCAGCAAAAAATGAAATGGAAGTTTGTTATTACAACTTAAAACCAACAACTGCTAGTAACGATGGAGGTTCAGGAATAAACCCCAATGCCGTTCCTGCTAGAGCAGGTAACTATTCAAGTTCAGGCCCTCCAGCATCTAGTCCAGCGCAAACTTCTGCTACAGATTTTCAATCTGGTAATGCAGAGGCGTTTACCAGTTCTGGAAATCCGGGAGATTACTGGAATAGCACAGAACGGGACTCAACATTTGCTTTCATGACTCGTATGAATAGGGGCGGTCAATATTACGATGGAAAATCTACTGCCGTTTTTACTGTCCGAGCCATCCGCAGAGTTGCCGTGTGATGTGGGACTGGGCTGAAGCATTCATTGCGGCGGCCTTTGTTATCGCCTTTATTGTGTGGGGTGCGTTTACCATTTTATGGATATGGCAATGATTCATGCGCTGGCTCATACTGTTACTGCTGTTGGGGCTGGTTGGAGCCGTAGCCAAGAATGGCTGTCACGTGCGCGAGTTCTATGGAATAGGCCACACTATCCACAACCCCGCAGATCGGCATCTGCAAATGGTGATATGGCTAAAGAACAATGCGCCTTATTGCAAATCCGAGGACTACGTGGTCATTTGGAACAATTTGCCTTCATGGGCGGGTACAGCGGATTCAGCAGAAACTAGAGGGCTAATACTTCGTGGATACAAAGATGCAGTTGACCGGGAAAAGAAATGATTCCGCCACTAAACAAATGGTATCCAATGGTTCAGCCGGGAGGCGAGCCGACTAAGACAGATGCGCTAGAACGCAGGGCAGAACGTATTGAAGAAGAATACAAACAAGCGCTGAAGATGACAAAGGTGAAGGACAAAATTGATGATCTTGAGTTTCAGTTGTACGTAAAGAAAGCAGAACGTAACCAACTAACCCTTGAGATTTTTACCAACCGCAAGCTGGATATTTATGTATGACCAGAAAACCGATACCCAGACCAGTCAAAAAACCTCCAATGGAGACAAAGGAAAAGCTGACGCTGTGGGTCACGCTCATGGTAAGCAGCACCCTGTGTATCTCCGTGTTGGCCATGGTAATCAGCTTTATGTTGGGTTTGTGGGCCAAGGAAGTGGACAACGCAGAGATTTTCAAAATGATTTCACCCGCTTTTTCTACTCTTATCGG